CAACACTGTGTCTGTGGCAAGTTCATAGTTTTTGTCAGCCATCCTCAATCTGTCCGGTGCTACCAAACCACTTCTTTTGTACTTTCTGTACCCCTCAACAAGCCAGTAAAAGATACCTTTCATGTTTTCACTGTCACAAAATATTTCTTTCAAATCCTTATCTTGTTCAGCCTGTGTGAAGTGTCTGTTAAACTCAAACACCCTTAATCTCTCGCTGGCAAACAAGCTACGATCACTGACATCCGGCAAATCGTTACACGATAGCCACAGTTTGAACTGTGGGGTAAATGTTACAGGTGCTTGGTACAGTGCCCTTGCACTGATAGGCTCGCCACCTGTCATCTGCTTTATGGCACTCTCATCAAGTGCACCATACTTATTGCTCTCGCTCATAGTCACAAATCGCTTGCCTTTGAGTTTCGCTAAAGTAGGGTTTGCAGCACCAGGGTCTGCGTTACTTCTTTTACTGATTAGGCCTGTATCTGCCACATCTGCATAGTCACCTAACAGATGTTCAATCGCATTAAGCAGTGTGCTCTTTCCGTTCCTTGTGGTTTTTCCATGAAGGATAAACATACACTCTTCTTTGGCAGTTCCTAACAGGCTATAGCCTAATGCCCTCTGCAGGTAATCAATCTTTTCCTTATCACCCTCAAGGACTTCATCAATGAACTGTTCCCATCTGTGGCAAGTATGTTTTCTGCCATCAAATTCAAAGTTAGTTTGATAAGTGATTAGGTCGCTTGAGTTAGCATTTCTGAACTGATAATTCCTTAAATCATAAGTACCGTTTATGCAGTTTATGAGATAAGGGTTTGCATCAAACTGTGCTGCCTTGACCATACAAGTTCCTGTGGCATCCTTCATTACTCTATCTCGGTATCTTCTATCAGATAGCTTGTTAAGGAATTTCTGAAACTTTGCTTTCTTTTCCTCATCCTTGATCTCACCTATTGCGAACAAATCAAGCAAGCCTTTAAACTCTTTGAATTTTTCAGCAACATACACTGAATCAGTGTCTTTATGCCATTTGCCATCATAGAAGGTGTACCAAGTCTTATGCTCTACGCAGTACCTTGCAACATCTTTGTACAGGTCTGCAAACAGGTCTGCTAAACCTATCTCATCCCAGGTGTAGTCTGTTTTCCCAGGGGTATGCCCTAATGGCTTGAGTGCTATAAGTTTGAACATACGTTCATTGACTTCATCACTTTCAATAGCCTCATATTTGGTTACTGAATATTTTTCTCTTACCTCATCCATCAGTTTCTACCTCTGTATTTTTCAACTGATTTCACCACGTTCTGCAGTTCTCTCTCGCTTAATGGTGGGTGTACCCTCGTTTCATTTATCCTTGAAAGTTCTTGGTATATCTCACTTCTGCTCATACCTGCAGACAGGAATTGCCCACCAAGGGAAAGCAACGCATTGTTTCTATTACCCTCGTGTATCGGTGGGTATTCAGTTGAAATAACTATTTTGCCATTTACTATCTTGGTGGATTGTATTGGCTCATATACCCTCTGTTTCATTATTCTGTTAGTGTTAGCTGGCCTTGGCCCTTCTTGAAAGTACCTTGCCAACACATAATCAATTGCCTCTTGGTTTTCCACTATTTCTGTGTAGTATCTTGTTTTCCCTGTCATTACAAAGAACCTTGAATCCTTGTAAATCTCTAACCCTTTACGGTTATTCTTTCCAGAGAAAGGCAGATCACCTTTCACAAAGATGTGGAAACCTCTGCCAGATTTGCTTAACTCTGTGTAACTATGGCATTGTGTGATGATGTCATAAGTCATCTCGTTAAGTATGATGTTTTGCTCATCTTCAAATCCTATGTCTATATCTATCCCTACTATGTGATTATCATTAAACACAAAGCCAAGATATTCATAGTTGCCATCTGCCACTGATTCTAAAGCGGTATCGTAACTACTCCACGTTGTGGGGTCACTGCTACTTGCCGCTTTAGGTTCAGTAGCTTTCATTGGTATCTTATTTGCCTTGCTACAACACACCCATTGGTTTAACTCTTTCAACTCTTTAGGCATCATATAATTCACACCTAATGGCTACCATTTGTTCAAACTTGGCTATCAAATCCCAAATTTCCCTGGCAGGTACATTATTGCTTACAGAGTATTTCAGCACCTGGTTTGAGATGTAGTATTCTTCAATTGTCGGCTGATAGATTTGCTTTAAAATTTCAACATCTTTTGGCAGAAAATACTGTAAGGATTCCTTTACTGCGTTAACACCTCTAAAGTCATGTGCGGCAGCAATTACTGTGTTTCTAAAGTACATCCTTGCATACCTTGTGACTAAATCAGAGTAGTATTTTCTCATAGGATACCTCCTAACCAAACAGGTCTTTTAAACTCGTTACTTGATTGTTAACAGGCTGATTTACAGGCTGATTTACAGGCTGATTGACCTGTGAAACACTTGCATAAGCAGGCTTGTAATCCTTAAGGTTACTTGCTGTCTTGGTTTCACCGTTCTTCTCATATTCTCTATGAACTACAGTGGCATATACCGAGTGATCCAGCATATCATCAAGGTCAACCTCTTCTTCAAATCTGTTTGTGGCCATAGCTGCGTTATACAAACGAGTGAGCACTCTCTTTGTGATCTCGTTTTCTACATTGCCTTTCATTAGATAGTAGTATTCAGTATGGTTCTGCCCTTCCTGTGTAGTGAATGTAATGATGATGGTGATGTTGCCAAAATCTTCATCAATCTTGTTGTCAATCTTGGAAATTTTGAACAGGTATTCACCCTCTGGTAACATCACATTTTCTGATGATAAACTAAACCTCATGCTTTACCTCCTTAACTCTCAAAGTGTAGGTTTCTTTATTCTGTAAGTATTTTTCTAATAAGCCATCAGCCTCTAACTGTGGCTTGTTTATTTCGGCTCTAACAGACTTTTTTACTTCCCACTTATACTTATTCCCCTCTGTGTAAATCGTGTCTGTATCACTGTCTAAATGGCTTATAAGCTTTGCTTTCAGTAACTCTGTTATTTCCTTGTATTGTTTCTCTAAACCCTTGAGTTCCTTATCTCTGGCCCTGGTGATTTCATCAATCTTGGCCTTGATAACCTCTGCCTGTTCTACAACCTTTTCAACCTCTGTTTCATTGCTGATGGCAGTAGTTCTTAATGCAGAAATGATGTCTTTATCCTTATCTGCATACTGTGGACTTATACCTTTCAGAACCTGGTTGTTGTAGAAATCCTTGGCTTGCTCAATGTAGTTGCCCCAATATGGGAACTCTTCTCTGTAGTTGAATTGTCTTATGATCGTGTTGCTAACTGATGGCTGAAAATCCTCTGGGTGTGAGTAAATCTCATCTGGTAAGAAACTGCATACCAGCATTACTTTCTCTACACCGAGCATCCAAGCATATAAACTTGCCTGTAGCTTGTAATTCAGTGGACTATCAGTTAACCAATCCTGTGGCCTGCTTGTCGTTTTAAACTCAACAACTGTATCTACCTTGCCATCTTTCAGTATTAAGGCATCCCACATCCCACCAAAGATTGCTAACTCTGGGAAGAAGTCACCTTTAGTCTTTTCATAGGTGTTATACCCATAAACATCTTTAGGTGTAAGCAGTGTATCAATGCCATAATTGTTGATAAGGTATTTATGCTGAATAGGTTCAATCACAATGCCTGCGTGAGTGTAGATAGTGTCTACATAAGGTTTCTCATAAGTCCTCGTCATATCACACCAAGTGCTGAAAGGTGTATCGTAAAGACTTAAGCCAAGCACTGCTGCAAACCTTGTTCCTGTGATTTTCTTTACTCTTTCCGGTGGCAATACACTTATCGTATTGTCATTATTCCAAGTGACTACCATAACCGTTTAGAAAGGCAAATCTGCTGTAGGGTCTACCTTAATTGATAAGGTGGTTTCCTGTATCTTCTGAAGCTGGTTCTGAACTGCCATCATGAACTGCTCAACTCTTGCTTTACTGCCGGAAGTGAACTTATTTGTTTCAGTGGCAATCTGCAAAATAACTTTCTGTATTTCTGGATCACTTGTCTTTTCAGTGAGTTCCTTGCACTTGTTCTTTAAGTTCTCAAGCATCAGTGGCTCTGCATTTCCGTTAGCCTGTGTTAAGGTTGATACAATCGTGTTTTTAGCAACGTTTACCTGTGGCTGAACAACTGAACCAACTGTTGCAGTTTGTGTCACAGATGGCTTTGTAACAGGCTGTGGAATAGGCTTTGGTAACTCATCACCATCAAGCAAGTCATTCTCTACGAGGTTAAATGCAGCCAGGTACAGATACCTTCTCATATAGGTGAACTCTGCACCGAGGTACTGAACTACCAATGTAGGCTGATTGCCATAAGGCACATCTTCAAATGTTTTCATTGGTGCTTGCACAACAATCTTTTCTTCTGGGTTATCTACATTGATGATGTAAAGTTCTGCAATAAATGCACTTGGATAAGTTACATAAGCTGCCAGCCTTACTTCCTGTAAGATTTTCTCAACTACCGGCACAATGTCCTCAAGTGAGAAATACAGATACTTCATATGTGGATTCTTGCCTGTCTTGTCCATCTTGGTGTTTAACAGTTTTTCTTTAGCCATAAAGAATCGCTGATAAACGTTAAGTGTCTTGAAATCATCTTCTTTAATCACGATTTCTTTTTCTGCTTTTGTAGCCATTTCTACCTCCTAATTCTCTACAAAATAACAATCATTTTTTCTGTAAATAGTTCTTCTTTGTTTGTATGCTTTTTGGCAATATGGAGATTGATCTACGAGATCAAACACTATAGGGTTTGCTTTATCTGGGTAACTTCTTGCAATTCTGCCTACTGCCTGTGTGATTACTGCATAATCTTTGTGTGGTGTGGCAAGTATCAGCCTTTCAAGGCAAGGAATATCTAACCCTTCTTTGGCCAGTGAGTATGTGGCAATCAGTATCTTTTTCTCACCTTTTCTCATTTGCTCAAGGGATGTTTCCCTGTCTGCTTTCTTTGTCTTTCCATCAATGGTTGTCACCTTATCTGCAGGCAACATAGCCTTAAGGTTTTCAAGGTGGGCAACTCTGTCTGTGAGTATTAGTATTGAGTTTCCATAACAGTTCCACTCGCAGATATTAGCTATCAGTTTATTCCTGGTTTCATCACCACACATCCAATCAATCATCTGTGAGTAATTCAATGTGCCATCTGTGTTGTAAACCCATATTGGTGGCTCTAACTGTGTATCTACAGGCTTTATGCCTACTGTTGTGATCTTGTCGCCTATGGCCTCTTTGCTGATACTGTAGACAACATCACCTAACATTGCCTTGGTAGTTCCTATCAAGCCATCACTTCTGTGTACCGTTGCAGACAACCCATACTTGTAAATGGCAGATAAGTTATTCAGTACCTTGTAATACCTTGTGACAGTAGTAGGTGTGCCGGAAACATTGTGTGCTTCATCAACTATTACTACTCCCCACTCGTTTCTGTAACGTGGCAGGTCAATGTTGCATAAGGTCTGAACTGTGGCAAATGTGATCCCTTTGCCTATGTTTACCTTGCCCTCTGTGATAGTTCCTATCAGCGACTTATCTACTATGTATTGCTCTGCTCTGCGTTTGCTTTGGTTAAGCAAGTCTGCAGTGTGAGTTATCCATAGTGCTTTCTTCTTTAAGGCAAATATCACCGATAACCCTATCTGTGTCTTTCCAGCACCAGGTGCTGCCTTTAGTAACCCATAGTAGGAATTAATCAAGGCTTGCTTGGCTTCTTCCTGGTAGTCATACAGGATCATTGTGTTTTCATACTCTACTGTTTCAGTAAGTGGGATTGTTGAATCAATAACCCCACTGCTGATGTAAGGTAAGATGTTTCTTAAGCACCCATACGGAACTCTTATTGAATTACCTACCACCTCATACAACTCAAGCTGCCTTGGTGTTTTGCCTGTCCATAACCCCATTCTGCGTTTTTTCTCATACTCTGGGTTTTCAAACACAAGGTTTTTCTTTACCCAGGAAACTACCTCTTTAGTGGGGTCTGTGATGGTAATTACTTCATTAACAACTGTTTGCATTTAACCACTCTCTTAACGTTGGCAACTGTGATAAATCTTTGAAGCTTCCTAACTCTACCAATGCAGGGTAGCTAATCATGTAGTAGTTCATTTGGAATACAATACAGAACCACATTTGTTTTCCTGTTTTTGTGTTCCATATCTTGGCTACTGTGTGCTGATTAGGCTCTATCCTGTCCTTTTTCCAACTGTTGTGTTCACAATGCTTAACATCAATTAAGTAGGTATCTTTCTTGCCAACTGCGATTAGGTCTGCTGGCTGCCCTGCTTTGTTTTGTTGCATATTGTGAACCCAGAACCCTGCCTCTGAAAGTTTCATTGCCACGATTGTTTCATACTTGTTGCCAATTGATTTGTTACTCATTAGTTCACCAGATACATCAGTATTGCGTATGCCCAGAAACTCGTTACTGCGATTCCTACTGCAATCACCATTGCCTCAATGTTTTCTTTTAACTTCATACAAACTTCCTTTACCTTGTAAAATCACTGGCATTAAGTCCAAGTTTTCTTAATACCTTTTTAGTTGGAATTAAGAACGGTTTTTTTGATAAAACAAACTCACCTTTCTCTTCCATTTCGCTGATGATTTCCTTTGCAAGTTTCACTGCTCTTGGATAACTCAAGGCAGTGATTGTCATAATGTCATCTATTGAGCAATAGATTTTATTGATGGCCTGTGCCTGCTTGGAAATATCAATTTCTGCTACTTTCCTCTTTGTCATAAGTCCTCATTGTAGACTATTCTGTCTACTTATCTGTCAAAAAAATAAGTTGCATGACATTTGCATCAGTAATATTCAGTAAAGAACATATCTTTGCAATTTCATACTGATTAAATGGCCTTTCACCTTTGATTTTTCTGGTTAAGCTTGCCTTGCTGATGTCCATCTTTTCAGCAATAAACGTTCTTCTTAAGCCACTCTCATCAATCAACTTATTCAGCAGTTCTGAATTAGTCATTTGCCTTCCTCCTTTCATTGTAGACTATTTTGCCTACAATCAAAAGAATAAATTATGTTGACTCATTTGTCAACAAAAAGTTTCAAAAATATTGTAGTTTGTAGACAAAAAATGTAAAATATGGGTACAGAGGTAGGAAAAATGAATAATAATTTTTTAGGAAACAGAGTAAAGGCGAGAAGAATTGAACTTGCTCTTACTCAAGATGAACTCGCAAAGAGATTAGGTTATAAATCAAGAAGTTCTATTAATAAAATTGAGTGTGGTAGGCCTGTTACACAGAAAATCATTGTTAAGTTAGCAGAGGCATTGTTAACTACACCTGCTTATTTGATGGGATGGGATGAGGCTAAAGTATCACCTCAACAGGATTTGCACAACTACATTAATGATAATAACTTTACTGATGATGAAATAAATCAGTTAAGGCAGTATGCAGATTTTCTTGTTTCCACCAGAGGTAAGAAATAATGCCTGTCTATAAAACAGATACCCCTACCAAGGATGGCAAGGTGTGGTATTTCAAACTGAACTATACTGATCTCAATGGCAACTATGCCCAGAAGAAATCAAAAAAATTCAAAACCAAGGCAGAGGCCACTAAAGCAGAGGCTCAATTCAAAATTGAGATTGGCTGCAATGGTGGTAACTTTACTTTCCAGCAGATGGCAGATGAATTATTAGAGGATGCCAAGCCTAATATGAAACCAGGAGGCTTTAGAAAGCTGCAAGACAAGTGTAATCATGTAACTAAATATCTTGGTGGCATTAAGATACAAAAACTCACTACAGGCCAATACAAGCAGTTCTACAACGGTATCAGAGATGAGGGATACTCATATGAGCACCTCAACGATATTCTTTCTACTGCAAAGAGAATAGTTAAGTTTGCAAATAAAAGGTATGGTATCACAACATCTGTACCAGATGCCTTTGATAACTTTAAGAACCCAGAGCAAACACCTAAAGAATACAATGTCTACACACCAGCAGAGTTTGAACAATTCATCAAAGGTACTGATGATCTCCGCTGGAAAGCATTATTCACTACCTTGTTCTATACAGGTATGAGAATTGGTGAAGCCAATGCCCTTTCCTGGAAAGATGTAGACTTGCAGAATAAGACTATCAGTATTACCAAAAACATTGATGCACGAGGCAAGGAACAGATTATCTCTACACCTAAAACAAAATCAAGTTACAGAGTAATACCTATCTCAAACAAGGTAGTAACAGTGCTTAAGGAACTGAAAGACAAGTGGATGATAGATGAGGATTTTACAGAAGAGATGTTTGTTTTCGGTGGCTACAGGGCATTTCCTAACAACACGATACAGACTACAAAGAAAGCCATTTTAAGGCACTCTAACGAACTTTTGGCTAAAGATGAACAAGAACTCAAGGCAACTAAAAACTCTGCCCAGAGGCTGAAAGAAATACGCATACACGATTTTAGGCACTCTTTCGCAAGTATGTGTATCAATGAATTGAAAACACCTATCACCACGATAAGCAAATACCTTGGCCATGAAAGTCCGGCAATTACCCTGTCTACCTACTCGCATTTCTACAAGGATAAGTTAACGGAACTTGCTGATGAAATTGACAAGATTTAGGTACGAATTAGGTACGAATTTTTCAGAAAAATGGGAAATTGAATAATAGCCAAAACGCAGAAAAGCCTTATAAATAAAGGAAAATCTACAACATCAGTAATCATTAATAATCATTACAATTGTTCCCTATCGGACCACCAGAGATGCAAGAAACCCTTTGAAATAAAGGGTTTTTTTGATGTTATAGGTACTTTAGGTACGAATTAGGTACGAATTTTTTAGGTTTTTATCTGTTACCAAGGCAAGAGAAAAGGCAGCCTGGGACTTAAGCTGCCTAATCTCTCATGATTGATAATAAAGGAAATATTTGTTTGAATTAAAAGCCAGCATACCGGAGGCTACGCAATTAGTTCATACATATTATACAATATGTTTTCCCTTAAAAATGCCTACAGGAAACTTTTTTTCTTTAAATAATCAATCTTATCTTTGATGTATGAATTGCCACCAAGTTTGTAGTAATGCTCTACCTGTTCATAGAGCCTCTGCTTTGTGGTTTCATCAATAGCCATACCCTTTTCAATGTCCTCAATAGTTGTGACAATGAAATTCTTGGTACTGTTGAGATCAACATTATCAATTTTCTTTGATAGGCTGTCTATCTTCTCATTTGTCGGTTTCAGTGCCTCTTTCAAGGCTTTCTCTGTTGCAGTGTTGATTTTCTTTACCAAAGTATCTACACCTGTCCATAAGCCAACAATGAAAGCAACAGCCAAAGCGATTTGCCCTAACGTGATGTTCTCCACGTTATTCGCCTTCTTCCTTGATGTCAACCTTCTTCTTTACAATGATGTTATTCTCTTGCTTATAGTTATAGGTTGAAATGCCAAGCAGTATTCCCATTACGGTGGCAATAAGATTGATAGTTCTGGGAATTTGATCTGCCATTGGCAACCCCCAAATTTCACTTAACTGGCCATATCCAAATGCGAGTGCCGGAAGAAAAATCAAGCAAACCCACTTTAATGTATCATAAGTCTTATTAGATAACTTCATTTTGCTACCCCCTATTTAATGCGTAACTTCTGCCCTTTGTACAGTTTGAATAAATCTGACCAAGACAGATTATTCAGTTTCATAATGGTTCTCCAAGGAACACCGACTTTCTTACCAATCTTGATAAGAGTGTCGCCCTGCTGAACTGTGTAATAACGTTCCTTTTCCCAAAGGATTTCATTTACTCTGTTCTGAACCTCGTTGTAATCATAACCAGCATCTTCAAGTCTTTTCTGTCTTTCCGGCTGAACCCCCCATAAACCATCAATAACTTCCTGTGCTACCTCATCTACTGATTTCTCAATGTAGTAATCGTACTTTGGATAGATGAAGCCAAGGAACTTGTATCCGGCACGTTTCATATCGTTTGTGTAAGGGATATATTCAAACCCTACACCATTGTACTTGCTCTGTGAGATAAAGCACTCTTTCTCGTTGACAATTCTCTCAACGAAAGCAACGTGCCCATCTGAATTTGGCTTGCCAATTCTTTCCCATACAGGTACTGCACCAATACGGATTTCTTGGCCTCTTTCAAAGCCATCTTCTGCTGTCCACCAATTCACAGCATCACTCGGCCAATCTCTGCCCTTGTGAAAGCCAATACGCAGATACTCACCACTGGCTTCACAGGCTCTTCCCCAAACGAAACCTGTGCAATTGCTTAAGGCACTGCCCTTCCAAGCAAGAGGCTTTCCAGCAATGCAAGGTGAAACACCGTTGCCATAGCCTTTGCGTGTGTACCATTTATTGCCCTTTTCTGGTGCTGTAGTTCTTGGTGTGAATTTTCTTTTTTCCATAATTGCTCCTTTCTTTACCTTATACCTTCAACTCTTATGATGTAAATGAGTGAAGATGTACTGCTTCTTGTCGGTGATGAACCATTTGTAAATCTAAACTGTGCTTGCTCATTACTTGCGTTAGTAATGGAAGTACCATTGATTACGATAGTCCTATTTGTGATTTCAAGGTAATTGCTCCAATACAGAGCATTAGTCAGTGTAACTGTCTTGCCATTAGCATATGCCACTCTTGTGTGCCCATACCGTTTTGTACTCGTGCTTTGAGTAGGAACAGAGTAATAGTAAATGTCCAAATAAGCAAAGTTGGCAGATGTTTCGGACAAGGTTACTGTGTCTGTTGTTCCGTTGCCATTTGCGTATAATTCCACTGGTTCAAGTGCAATAGTTCCGTTTTTATTAGGCATATACAAAGTGATGTTTGCCGTATTTGCTGTTTCATTAGGATATATGTTGTAATAGTGAGTTCCGTGTCCAAAGAGCCTTATAAAGCCATAGCCACTGTTCGCAGAGCCTTTTGCAATGTTTCTGCCAAGAAGAAGTCCATTATATCCTTCTGTTGATGTTGTACCTTGTAACATTCTGTATATAAACCCTGCGTTTGCCCTTATCGGCAGATTTCCGCCTGTGGCAGTGTCAAAGTTTATATAGTAGTTTGTGGCGGAAGTTGGTTGTGTGTTTACAACATTCAGCCTACTGGCAGTTCCCACTGTGACATCATTTAAATCACTTTGGCCTGTACCCCCCTGTGCCTCGGTAACAACGTTTTTGGTTGTTAAAATAGCATAATAATTATCACTTGTTTTGTCCTGTTCTACTGTTGGCAATTGGAAATCAGCAAAATGGTTTACTACCTTTGTGGTATCAGTGCTATCTGCTGAATATACCCTAAAGAAGAACCTTGGTGTAGTTAAGCCTGTTGAACTGCCTGCGTTGAAATATATTCTGCCAACCTGTACAGTAGGACTGCTGTCACTAATAAATGATGGCCTAAATCCTATCATTGGATACTGTGTGCCATTATTGAGGACAAATCCACCCTCTGCCAATGTGGAAGAAGATAGCCTTACATAATTATTACTGTTTATGACAGTATCATTGTCGGCATTTCTATACACAAACCAAGTGCCTGTGCCAAAGTCATACACGCCTCTGTTTCCATACTGATGTGCTCCTGTGGAAAGTCCAACACTGTAACTGCTGTTCGTTACCCTTATGGCACTCTGTGAGCCATCATCTGCGTGAATATAGGTGTTTTGGTAGGCAATATCCACTCTGCCGGCAGAGGCTACCATTCCCATTCCAACGCCGCCATCTGGGTGAAGTGACAAGATGTAACTTGCACTCGGCAAGGTAAGGGTAATTGAAGTGCTGAAACCAAAAGTATCTGTTACTTTAGCAGTGAAACTGTAGCTTTTAGTTAGATCAAAATTGCCACCATACTTTGTGATTGAAGCAGTAGGATTACCTTGTGCTATAGCAGATGAACCTGTGTAAAACAACTGTACTGCGTTATTACCAAGTGTGGCATTTTTGCCTGCCTTACCTGTAGCAGTAATATTTGCATACTTGCCTTCTGAATCTACCGTACCACCACTGTTTGCCCTTGTTGCACTGTAGTTTGTAAAGGTAGGGTAAGTATACCCACTGACAGAAAGGCTTGTTGTAGCACTCGCTGATGTGCCTCGCCTATCTGTAACAGTAACTGTAATACTTACAGTGTAGTTAGCACTATTGGCAGGAAGTGTACCTGTAGTAACTGTGATAGTATTTCCACTGTATGAAAGGCTTGCGTTAACAATGTTATTTGCCACTGATACAGTTCTACTGTTTATCGCTGAACTGCCTGTTACTGAACTTGTAAAAGTTAACTTTGCACCATTATGCCCTGCAAGATAGGCAAGGTTACCATAGGTACTTCCTGTTCTTGTTGCACTGTCAAAAGATACTCCTGGTTTGTATGTACCTGTAGGTATCGTAACAGTGTAGTTAACACTGTTAGTGCCTACTGTGGTAGTACCTACATAAGTAGTAACTTTTACTGTAACAGTTCCACTTGTGGCAGATGTGATATTTGCCTCAAACAGAGTATTTGCAAGGTTACTCTTTGTAGTAGTCGTGGCCTTGGTTTCATCTGTGTATCTTACTGTACTGCCATAAAGCCTCTGAACAGTGTAGGTACACGCACTTGTGTCTACATTGCCAAGTGTCCAACTTGTTGTACTGTCGCACGATACACTTGCAGGTGTTACTGTGACAGTGGCAGTTGGTACTGAAATTGTCAATGATGTAGTTGCTGTTCCTATTGAGGTAGAACCACTTAATGTGGTAAGTGTTAGTGTCAATGCAACGGAACTTGCATTATTTGTTTTCATCTTTCCTCTCAATCCTGTAGGAATTGAAAGTGATGTCGTTACACTTGAGCCACTTGAAATTTTCACTCCACTTGCCAAGGTGTAAGAAGTTCCGCCATAGGTAGTAGTAATATTATGTGTAAATGCTGTACTGCCTGTAATCGTGGCAGTAGTAGTACCATTTGTAAGTATTGAGTGACTACTTAATGCAATACTGCTTGCTCTGGCAATAGTAGGCAATGTAACTGCCACTGTGCCACTCTTACTGCCCCCTGCGTAAACGTGTGATAAACTCCAAGACCAGGTTGCACTGTAAGTACCATCAGTTGCGTGAGTAACAACAATTCCTGTAGTTTCTGCCCTTGTGGTTTCTGCTGTACTTCCTGTAGGAATAGTAAATGCAGAGCCTGTCCAACTGCTTGGATTACCACCACTTATGTTTGTTACACTCGGTGTGCAACTATTACCATCATATACTCCTGTGCCGCCACTCGCTTTTGTGGTAGTCCACTTTAAACTGATAGTGTGAGTATTGTTGGCAATACTCTCTGCTGTGTACATAGCATATAGTTTGTAAGTGATTGTGTACCCACTATAGGTACTTGCGTAACTTACTAATTGTGTCCAGCTATCATCAATTAATGTTGCCATATTTTCACTTCCTAACTATGCCAATTTATGTTCAATCTGTTTGCACTGTCCATACGGAACTGCCAGCCACTTGTTGCTTCAGAGTTAGGTGCAATTGTCATCTGCGGTGTGCCAGTTCCATCTGCTGTTTGCCAAGCGACTTCCGTTTCGCTTACCACAACGTGCATACCATCTGTCTTGATCTGTGTGTAATTGCTTGTGTTTACACCACCATTTGATACAGACATTACTTTTGCACCATCATCTTCAACAACAAAGGCTGAACCTATTTTTGTTACCTGGTTATTGATATTAGTAGTTTTTGTAACCAAGGTTGAAACATTCTCATTAGTAACATTTATCTGCCCTTGCATTGTTTCTTCAACAGAAGCAATCTGATTACCTAAATTATCTTTAATTGTAGTAACTTCATTTTTAGTTGCCCTTAAATTGATAGCTTCCTTGTTTTGTGTGATCTGTGATTGCAAGTTAGTTGTTGTTTTTGAAACTAATTTGTCTAAATCATTGATAGCACCGGCATTACTGTTTGCCTTATCCAAAGCACCATCAGCAGTAGCACTTGCACTGTCTGCTGTAGCCTGGGCAATTATTGTGGCATCTTCAACACTTATCAGTTGGAAACCTACACACTGTATTTTCCCTTGTGTTTCACCTGTAAGTATCCTTAAACCACTACAGTAAACTCTTGTGCCACCACTGTCATTTAAGGCACTTCCATCTGCAGTGAAAGTCCAACTGTACTGTTGCCACTCGGTGTTTATCATGTCAATGACTTTAGTCCTATACGCACTAACACCATAGCCAAAATACATTTGAATATCGTTTGTGCCTGCCTCAACTACCCTTGCCCAACAAGACATTGTGTACTGCTTACCTGCAACAAGGTAAACAGTGCCCCCAGAGTACCAACATAAGGCTCGTGATGTTGCAGCAGTAGCAGTGCCAATTACTTCAAACTCTGCCCCATTTCTTGTGCCATAAGGTGTATCTGTAATCTCAACAATCTTGCCACTGATGATACTTGCCTTACCAGCATCACTGATATATCTGTTGTGGTCTGCATATACAGCATTAAGTGTTGGTGCATTAGTATCAAGCAGTAAGTTAGTATCAATTACCCTTACCTCTTTTGAGGTTTCAGATACTGTCTGTGAAATCTGCTCTACTGTCTGTTCTACTGTAGAAACCCTGGCAACAACACCATCCTCACCATTGACATCATCATTTAATTCAGCGATCTCTCTGGTGAATTTGCCATTTTCTCTGTCCATGATGGTTTTAATGGTCCTTATCTTGGTATTAGTGTCTACCACCTGTGTTTCTTCCTGTTCCTGGTTAGCAAGCATACAATCATAGCCACCTTGCCACCCTAACATATAGGAATACTGCACCTGTGCAAGCATTGTGTATACGTTGTTGCCACCAGAAGTTATCTGAATTTTAAATCCAGGTGTAACAAACTTTGTAATAGGGCATTTATCAATCTTTATAGAGTAGAAATCAAAATTACGCACACTGTTATAAATGTTTGTAACATCTTCCTGTGTTGTGATATATACGTTATTAGGGTTAAGATACAAAGTATTGTAGGTTTCATCACCTGCTTCAAACACAACATCAGAGTTATCAAAAAGTACCCTTGTGATCTTGTGATAATCACCGACTTTAAAGCCACTTGTATTTTCCAATGCCACTGTTGTAGTTAAGTAGTTGCCATCAAAGCTACCAAAAACTAACTTCCCAGCACCATCAATATAAGCATAGCCACCAGCGAGTTCTGCAATCATACCAATGTACTCTCTCGCACTGACGGTGTTGTCATACCAGGTAATCAGTTTGCTACTTCCGTTAAACCCTGTAACATTTGTAGTTACACCTGCTACCTCGCAGATATTTTGGAACACCTCTAAAAGTGTTTTCCCATTTTCGCCAATAAATGATGAGCCATCATAGTTAAAGTTAAACTTGATCATGTAGTCCACAAGTGTGTACTTCTCTACTACATCATCATCTGTGTTAACTTCATCAATAACGAAATAATGCCTTAACCTATAGTCTGCGTAATCATCAACATACACACTTGTGATGTTCCAATCACTTGAAACCTCACCTTTGAGTATCTCTAATGTTAAGCATAAGCAGGGAGTGCCACCAAGTTTGAATACTTCATCAAACAGTTTCCACTCGGCAGATAACCCTACAATCTTATCATTATTAATAACGTGTGCTGTTGTTCCCTCATAGAAAGTAATTATCATCTAATACCCTCCACGAAGTTAAAACTTACTTCATAACCGAGTTCTATATCGTGCATTTTCAGTGATACCTTGCTGATATATCCCACAAGTTCTTTCCAATAATTGCCACTGTTGTCTGCAGTAGTCATTATCGGTGTTCTAAATCTGCAATACAGAGGGTAATGGTTTATAGCAGTGATTAAGGCATTGGCTTCTGCCTCTGTCTTAAATCTGAACATCATCTGCATTTTCTGCCACTTGTAAGATATATTAGTTCTTACAATGTTGTGGTTAACCACACTCCTGTAAGTATCGGTATCTACATCTTCACCATCAATCTCATAAGATGATGGCTCTGGCATATTTACATATGATGCACTTGCACTTGATTTACATTGCCATAACATACCTTATACCCCCTGTATTCTCAATTGTTTCTTTTCCTGCCTTCTTACTGCATTAGTTAAGTCCACAATGTCTACTACAACATTAGGGTCAATATCTAATACTGCCTGTAAGATGGCATCAAGTCTGTTTACAACCTCATCATTAGTTGAATTATCGCTGATGTTTGCACTTACTCTGTTTATCCAATCGGTGTTGTTCTTCAATGGAACAATGGCTTCTGGCCCATCTTCACCAATATTAGCAAGTGTTGATCTCGTTACTACACCACCCTGTGCTAACTTTGGTATTGATGGTATTGTGATTGAGCCTAAATCCTTAAATGGCTGGAAACCAAGAATTGAAGCATTTCTGATCTTGTCTAATAACCAATTGATTGTCCTAAAAGGTGCACCAATTACTGCATTAATGCCACCAATTAAGTGATTTAACACTTGCTTGAATATTGCACCAATAGCTGCAGTAATTCCTGTAAATAACTGCCCACCAGAATTGAACATCTTTAATATCCAAGACCAAGTGCCGCTGAATATGTCTTTCAACCACTTTACAAAGCCATTAAAGCCACTTTTTAAGCCACCCCATATTCCAGTAAACACTGAAACAATGCCTTGCCATAAGCCTGTAAAGAAGTCAGAAATAGGCTTTATTACATGTGCTTTAACCCAAGGTGCTATTGCCTGCCATACTGCATAAATTAAACCTACAGCAACTTTAACCACTGTTATAACAGCCTGTACCGTACTTGTAATGAAAGTCCATATGCCCTTTATCGTGCCCTTTAACCAAGTGAATAATGGTGTAAAGAACTGAATTAATGGCTGAACAATATTGTCATTAAACCACTGTGCAATTGTGCTTGCAGTATTTTTTACGTTTTCCCAGAAAGTAGATAACTTAACACCAAGATCAGTGAAGAACTGCTTTACATTTTCAATGGCATCTTTTACCCACTGAACAATGTTACCCACTATTTCATTTACCTTGTTTCTGAAATCCTCATTTGAGGCATAAAGCATTGCAAGGTACGCAATTACTGCAATGATTGCAGCAATTATTAAGGCAACAGGATGTTTAGTAATCAAACTCCATATATCTGATATTGATTCAAAGGTTTTTTTGAATTTTTCAATCAAAACACCAATATTGCCAGATGAAATGCTTGCCCAAACATTAAGGAACTCAAATCCTGTACCTAATGCAATTAATATAGGCAGAACTGCTTTAATGATTTCTAATAAAGGCTTCAGTTTTTCAACGATTTCATCAATTCTGTTGGATACTGCCTCACCAAGGAAATCATAGGTAGGCAATTCAAAGTCAACCCATCCACCACTTGTGTTATTTCCACCACCACCACTTGGTTCTGGTGTTGTAAGGTTGTTGATTTCATCAAACCCTGCTAACTGCTTTTTCAGTTTCTTGGCACTGCCATAAGCATCATCAAGATCAGAAGCAACTGTGCTTGTAGTATCTGTTAAGGCTGTCCAATTCATCTCTGGTAATGTATAGCCAAACAGGGCAGCAATGCTTTCAGCAGCCATACGAATTATCTTTACCACTGCAACTACTACAGGCATTAATGCGTTAAGGATAGGAATAAAGATATTGCCTATTGCTCTTGCTGTCATTTCAAACTGCATCTGCAATACTCTTAACTGATTAGCCGGTGCTTCAAGGGTTCTTGCCATATCACCCTGTGCCACTGTAACCTGGGTCATAATTGCATAGTATCTTAACTGTGCTTTCTCTGCCTGGGTCATAGCATTGTATGATTTAGTAATGCCTAACTCTAAAGCAATTGCCTCAAGGCTTGCCTTGGATAAGTCATAACCAATTCTTCTCAATGGCTCAAGTTCACCTGCGATACCACTACCAAGTTTTGCCATTGCCTGGTCTACAGGAATGTTAAACAGTGATGATAAGTCATAGCCTAACTGTGTTAACTGCTGGCTCATAATATATGCCCTATCAGCAGCTACACCGAAACCATGAGCAATGTTCATAAACGTACCTTGATTACGCATCCACTGTCCAGGATCAATACCCATAATGCTACTTACTGTCTGTGCATATTCATAAGCCTGGTCTGTGTACTGCCCCATAGAAACAGTAAACAAGTTAACATCTTCAACGTAGTTCATTGAGGACTTAACATAACCAGCGATTGCCTTTGTAGCAGCAGCAACAGCACCTGTGGTAAAGATTTTCTTTAACATAGAGCCAAGGCTTTCTACTTTCTTGGTAGTATCTTCTGTTTTCTTTGTTACTTCTTCAAATTCAGTAGTGATCTTTGTTGTCTTATCACCAATTTTATGAAGCTCTTTTAAAACACTAACTAAAGATGATAGGCCTGTAACAGCCTGTTCTACACCTTCTGCTTTAACTTGAATACCAATTGTATTCTGCGTTACTTCTGGCATAGTTTAATCACCTCGCTGTTTCTCTTTAAACTTTTTATTAAACTTGTCTGCGAAACTCTGCATCTTTGCTTGCATAATTTCAGACTTCTGTTTTTCAACTTTAACCTCATCACTTTCTTTAGGCTTTTCTGGGAATATCTCGTGTGGCTTGTCTGGATACTTGCCAGGCTTTGTACCTCTCTTGGCAAATGCGTGTAATACAGGTGCAACATTAAGTATTGCCTCATACACATACTCACCTTGTAACCACAGTTCTCTATTCCTATCTTCCCACCTTAACTTGTATGCTTTCCTGTAAGCATTAGTAAAGGTACTGTCACCATCCCAATACTCTTTGGAACTCATACCGTAAGATAAGTAATAAGGGAAATGCTGAATAAATATGTCTGTAAAAGAAATAAGGGAAGCAGGCTGTTTTACCAGCTTGCCTCCCATTTCAAGTTTCCCTCTTCTGGCTCATCAAATAAGGATTCAAGCGGTTCAGCATACATTGCACCTAACTTCTCAATTAGTTCCTGCTTGTTTCCCATCTGGTTGAATATCTTATCTACAGTTTCCTGTTTGATATTTCTGTGATGAACCAGGAAAGCACCGGCAAATAATTGAGGTAATACGGTCATAGGTTTATCCTGTATGTCATTGATTTTAAAGCCTTTGCTTTCCATCTGTCTTATTGAGTTCCTTGTGAACTCCAGGGTATAATCAGTACCCTCAAACTCAAATCTTATCTGTTTCGCCATTGTTTACTCCTTAATTAAGATACACTAAATGTAATTACAGAACTTGGTGTGATAGTGATGTTCATATCAACAACTTCATTGACACCACCACCAACTGCATAAACATTTAACTGACCTTTGAAGCTGAACTTTCCTTCTGAACCTGTAGGGGTAGCAACACCATTACTTTCAGTGCCACCAAACCAAACTGCAAAATCATGTTCAGTACCCTTTAATGCAACTAAAGTGTTGTAATCGGTCTTGTCATAGTTTGCAGTGAACTCTAAATCTTCTGTATCCTGGATACCTGGGATGTAAGTTCTCATAGGGTCAGAAAGAGTAGTAGTTTCAATTGCCTCTGGGGCAGCACCAAGGTCTGGAAACTCTTTAATGTCAATCAGCTTGGTGTAATCAGTTTCACCGCTTGCCTTGTGCATTAAGAACACTTTATAGGTTGAAATAGCCATAATTATACCTCCATATCGCCTATAACTCTCTCGAATCGTGCTGTCATACGGTATATGGTAGAATCTTCAACATTAGGGGTAACCATTGTAGAGTTACGGAGAAACCCTAATGCAGAAAATCTGTCACATATCGCAGACATTATCGTTTTAACTTCATTTTTCTTGCCTACAGTAAGATTACTGTAAACATTGACCTCATACATCAAATCGCTTGCGTGATCTATGCTTGATAACGTGGCTGCTCGCTGATGGGTATTGTTATACTGTTCAATGATAGATACATGAGGGAAACTTTGTGGTTTCCTTACATACTCACTGACAATATTTGCATTAGGTGATACAGCCATAACTGCTTCATACATTTCATTAATAATCTTATCTTCAATGTTTATCATTTATGAAACACCACCTTTGCAACACTTGGCACTAAATCTTTCAGTTCCATATATGCTTCATACATAAATGGCCTTGCCTGTTCCCCCCTGGTCCAGTGCCTTTCCCCATCTGCGTAGTAATACCAGCCTTCAGCCCCTCGATTGCTACTTTGTGAATACACACCTGTGCCATACTCAACATAGAAAGCATAAGGACTATCTGCAAAAATCAAACCACTTCTACTGCCAGGATCATACACACCTGTGATACTGTTCATTAAGCCACCTGTAGGTTCATACCAATTAGTACGTTTGTTTCTAAACACAGACCAAGGCATTGCCTGTACTCTGAATTTAGCAATTTGAACCCCTTGCTTGACCAGTTCATTAATCAAACTGTCTACCTTGGTATTGATACTGCTTTGGTACTTTTGAACAGCCTTGAGAGTATCTTCAACCCCTGTAATGTTCATAAATACTTTTGCTGTCATATCTCTACAACTCTTTAGTATTTACTTTTTTAATTGCTATGGTAACTGAATTAAGACTTCTGGCCACTCGTTTCACAATGTAGTCATAGGATTCACTTTCTGGGTCATTTTCAAGCCATATGACAGAAGTTTCTGTGAGGTAAATAGTTGGGTCTTCCAGCACAATTAGCTTGTCATAATCGCCTTGAGTGAGGCCATACAACTCACTTTGTGAATTGCCACTGCCAGCACTTATGTTTCCATAGTATTCAACAGGAGTAGTGTATGAAATCTCATACTCGCCGGTGTGTAGTCCGTTTCTGATTACTTCCGTAGAACCAATGTAGTTCGCATAGTAGAACTTAACTTTGTTCCGTACCAGTGTTCTCATCTGAATCACCTACTGTATGTTTATTAATGTCAAACGTACCGCTTATAACACCAACATAAGGTGTGATCTGTGAAAGTAATGATTTAGGGATATCAGCACTTTCATAAGTTCTGTTAATGCCATTTTCATTGTGGCTTAACTCACCCTCTGCACCTCTTTTATTGATGATATATTCAGCTACCTGGCACTGTAAGAAACCATACTTATCCGGAACTGTAAGTTCACTGTAATCAGTAGTAAATGGGTATAAGCGATTTAATATCTTCTGTTCAGCAATATTGAGGTACACATTGAGGGCATCATCATCCGGCAAAACAACTGAATCATCTGAAAGGAGAACTTTTAATGTTGATAGTTTATCAAGTGTGGCCATCTGTGCACCTCCTATTGCTTACTTTTTAGCCTTTTTAGCAGGCTTTTTCTTTTCTTCTTTCTTTTCTTCTTTAGGCTGTGGTCTTGGAATAACAATGTTCTGAACGATTGATACTCTTACCATTTTTAACCACCAATAGTGATCTTAATAGCCTTGGAAGCATCATAGAGATAAGCAGCTGCGTGTCTGTCTGCAGTGATGATTGTTTTCTTGTAGATAATATCTCTACCAGTTTCAATCAGCATATCTCTCTTGTTGACAAATCTTAAAGCACCTGGCTTTACGATAAAGGCAACATCCTGTCCTTCTAACTTGTTAGTAACAACAACCTGGCATCCCTGGACTTCACCAACAACACCTCTGATGATTCTTTCACCA